GAGTCACAATGGCAATTTAGCACGAGTAGTTTTTTTCAAAAAATTCAATTCAATAGCATCATTTTTAATCTTTTCTTTCAATGGTTTTGAGATTAATTTAGAAACAGATTCTATTTCAATATTATTCTCTTCGCAATAAGTTACAATAGCATCAATATAGTTAATTTTTGATACTTTTACTATTTGCTCAATGTCTCTTGAAAATCGTTGAGAACATAAAAATTTGTTTTGTAGTTCTTGACTTACTTTATCATTCATATCTACTAGTGGTATCTCTAACAAATTCTCTAATATATTCGGTGAGTAATTTGATGTATTTTGATTTGTCGTACTCTTCATAAACAACACATTCTCCATTTTCACAAGCCATAATAATTACAAATTTCTTTACCATTATACCAGTAATTTCGTATAACATGCAAGCATAAGCAGCACACTGAACAAAATAATGTTCAATCCAATCTCGTGGTTTTGGTTTCTTTGAAGTCTTAAAGTCAATAATTGCTAATTCTTGATTATACTCTGCAATGCAGTCTACGGTTCCAGCAATTCCAAGAACTTTACTGTATAAAGAGTTCTCAAGTGCATGAATATTATTTATATTATTTAAATATGGTTTAGCAATTCCAAATAATATTTGAGAAATTGGTAAAATATCCTTTGGTAGTTGTTGATTTTTTAAGTGCATTTCACAGAGAGTATGCATATCAGTACCACGACTTGTTGCTTGCTTCGTGATTTTATTTGCTGCTTCTTCTCCTACCTTTTGTCTCCATTCAGCAAAAAATTGACGATTCTTGTGACTAGTAACGGAAGTAATAGAAACAAAACGAAGAAGTTCATCATTATCAGGAACTTTATAATATCTCACCCCATCAATTGTTTCTCTTTCGAGTTGAGGTAAGTTCAAATCAATATGATTAAATATCAAAAACCTGCCTCCATTTTTGCAATAATATATTCTTTAACAAGTCCAGAACGAACAATATCATTAACTCCAAACTCAATTACATCAAATGAAGGCATTTTTCTAATAATTTGCATGAAGTCATTAATGCCATTCCTTTCATTGGTCTTTACTAAATCTGATTGAGTAGCATCTCCACAGAAACAAATTCTTGTATTTTCTCCAACACGAGTAATAATAGAATCCAATTCATGAAAATTTAGATTCTGGTATTCATCAATAATTAAAATTGAATTGTCAATAGTAGTTCCACGAATAAAAGAAGTGCTCCAAAACTTAATTGTTTCTTGTGTTTTTAAATTACCATAAAGCATTTCAAAATCTGCATCTGATGGCATTTGAAACATATACTTTACCATATTCTTATATGGAATTTGATAAAGTGCAGACTTATCATCATGATCACCAGGAAGAAAACCAATTTCTCTTGTAGAAACCAAAGAACGAACAATGTAAATTTGCTCATATGGAGTGGACTCATCAAGAACATCTCTTAAAGCATTGTAGAGAGTGATAAATGTTTTTCCAGTTCCAGCTGCACCATAAGCAACAAGATGTTTTTTATCTTTATAAGAATTAAAAAGTTTAACTTGATTTTCAGTAAGTGGTTCTACATCAATCAAATAATCTGAACTAATTGGTTTTTTTCTTTTAAATTGTTTTGCAGTTAGTCCAATCCCAATAGGATGATTGTCATTGCTTCTTCTTTTTCTTGCCATAGTTAAATCGGTTTTACGTTTGCCCCAGGAACCTTTGAAACTTTAGAAAGTACCTCATTCCATCCAGGATTTCTGCTGACGTGCTTACTTAGCATGTCCCCAATCTCTCCTGGTGTGGCACATCCCTCAGACCAATTTCGTTTCCATTCAGGATTGTCTTTATACCATTGCATAATGTCATTGACACTCATTTCAATTACTTTTGTCTCACCAGTTTCCTTGTGAATAATTGGATATATTGCCATAAAAATATAAAATCAAGATAAAAATATTTATTAGGGACTCAGACGTGCTCTATGCAGTCTCTTCTCTTCATAGTAGTTCCAAACATTTGGTGCCCATAGTTTCAGTTCGGGAGCAATTGCATCACAAAGTGCTTGAATTTCAAGTTGAGCATCAAGTTTTGAACGGAGATCCATAAAGTGAAGAACAGACCTTAGATTGAAAGAAACCACAAAGTTCTGACGAATTGCCTGAGGAAGATAATCCCGAATATGCTCTTCACACATACCCTGCTCATAGTAATCAACATACTCCTCACACTCACTCAAAATGCGATCTAACTTGCGTTGTCGGTGCTCTTCGGTCCATTCATACTTCTTACCCTTACGATTGGTGTAGAATCCCACAGGGCGCACATAGAAGACCTCTTCAACATCAAGTTCCTTTTTAGCAACCTTAACTACACGCTTTCCAGTATAACGCTGAGATTGAACATCCCAACTAGTTCCGATACGATGAGTTCTTGCCTGAACGATAACATTATGAACAAATCCAGCACAAGAAAAAGTAATGCCAGGGTGCTCAATTGGACCCCAATGCCCTCTCTCATTAGCAAGCAATTGTTCAACAATCCACTGACCACATTCGTGATGGTTAGGAACTGGAACGTTATGAATCGGAACTTCAGAATAATCGCCCTTTCCTGCTTGCCAAATAACTTGTTCTGGGATTGGATAACCCTGAAGTTTTACAACTTCAAGTCTTTTATCCAGTTCAAGAAGGTCTTTTGCTTTAATAGGTTTCATTTCTTTCCAAATCCTTTTGTTGTTTTTGCTTCAAGTTCTGCAAGTTCTTGTTTTACTACTCGCAGTTGTTTTTTCATATCAATCAGTTGCTCAGAAGAATATAGGTGTTCTTGTTTTGTCAATCTTTCAAGCAACTTTACTAGTTCTCGTGCTCTATTAGTCATTATCATCCTCAAAGATTTCGTCGTAATCTAAAATTGGTCTTTTTCCCATCGGTTTCATAGGAGTGTAAGCAGAAGTATCAGAATAAATTTCTGCCTTTAGAGAATCAACTAAGAGTTCAAGATTACGAACAATAAGTTTTAGTTTTTCTTTGTCCATAAAGATGTTATAGTCTCTATCAATTTTAGCATAAAAAAAGGAGGGGATCAACCCTCCTTATCATTATTTAATTGATGCTAATTGTGCTTCTTTACGACGTTGTTCTTTTTCAATTTGCTCTTTAATTAATTGAAGAACGTTTAATTTGCGATCTTCAACATTATACTTAACACCACGATAGGTTGCTGTTGTCATTAGGTTTGCTCCTTTACTTGTTTAGGGTATTGGGCGTTCCTTCAGTCAACTTTTGCGTTCTCTATTTGCGAATAGAGAATGAACGATCCGTTCCGAGTCGCTTACTTCCGTCCAAATTTATGGATGAACGTATGAAGATTATACTTCATTTGAACTATGTATGCAAGTAGTTTTGTAACTTTTGTTACAATTATCGTTTTTTCTTTTTTTCTTCTTTAATACTATATCCATAAAATTTTGAACTTACAGTTCCATCAGTCCATTTAAAAGATTTAATACCATTTTTTCCATAAGTGTCATAATAATAATCAAATATCTCCACTTTTGAACTTGCTTGAACAATATCATATTGAATATTCCCATCAGAATTATATTCAACCAAGTAAGAATCTAATGGTAATTTTTTATCTTTTGATAGACTTTTATCACAATTTTTATGTATTATTTTCATAATGTTTTATTTTAAAAATCAGGATCTTCCACCCCAAACAATGTCTGGATAAGCCTCTGAAACAATTTCCTTAGTAATTTTATATTTTGATTGAAGTCTTTTGTCTTTACACAACAAAAGAATTTCTGCTTCAAGTGGATGCAATCCTTCCAAAAGATTTACAAAAATATTTTCTCTTCGGATACTATTCAAAGAATCATTTCCACCTTTGATGAAATTATATAATTTATCATATTCTCTTCTAAGAGTAGAATATTTTTGGTCAATAGCACCAATTGAAGAACCTTTTAGATGCTTTACCTCTTGTTCAATTCTCTCAGACATTGTAGAAACTTTCATTGTATTATCCCCAAAATAAGGAACATCACCCTCTGGAAGAAGAGAGATTACAGTTTCGTCAAAATTCCAAATAAAAACTGATATTATAGAATCGTGTTTATATTCCTTTAAAAGTTCTACCTTCTTTGCGTTAGTTCTTTGTTTTGATACAAGTTCTAGGACTTCAAATACAAAAGGATTTGGTGGTAATTTTTCTATTACTTCTTCTTTTGGTTTTGTATTAGTCGTCTTCCTCGTCTTCGTTGTATTCATAATCGTTTTCAAACCTCACTGCTAAAATTTCGTCGGGTATAATATTACCATTTTGATCAAACATTTCTGGATGAGCATAAACAGTTTTTACTTGTATAGAGTACAAAAAAGTTCTAACTATCCAACCAAGGACAGATCCAACCAACAAAAATAATAAACATAAAATAGAAAAAATAGCAACTTCTGCTGTTTGCATTTTATTTCTCCTGGTAATTAATTGTTTCTGTCTTTAAATATGTGAAAATGAAAAATTATTTTTATTCCAAAAAAATTTAAATCTTTATGAATTAAAATTCCACTTTCATTTGATTGAATCGTTCCCAGTTCTTCTCCTCTAAGCATTAGTTCTATTCCACGATTTATTTCGTGGTTGTCTGAATTATTTATAGACATCAAAGAATACTATTTTCTTGAAGATATTTAACAGTTTCAGTGCATCCACCAATATATTTTTCATCACAAATTACTTGTGGAAATGTAGATCCATTCCCAAATTCAGAATAAAAAGTTTCTCTATTAAAATCTTTATTCAATTCATAGACAACATAATTACATTTTTGTTTTTGTTTAAGATGCTCCAATACCATTTTAACTTTATCACAATATGGGCAACCAGTTTTACTATAAACAACAAAATTCATTTTTAACTCCAAATTAATAACAAATGTTCTTTCTTTGTCTGTATGTATGAAGATTTTTTACTTTATTTTCATTCATCCAAGATACTATAGCATTTTTTCTCTCTACTGTAAAGAAGTCTTGAGAAAAGTACCATTCTTCCCAGGGAGTATGACCCTTATCGTGATTACAAGACTTACAACAACACACTACATTATTTGTTGTATCTAAACCACCTTTTGATTGCGGAACAATGTGGTCAATCGTAAGATTTTCTTCTGACCCACAATAAGCACATTTATGACCCCATTCTTCTTTTATGTTTTTCCTCCACATTCGTTTTGCCTCCCCTGAACTTGTTGTGTATAAATGAAACAAGTATTCGTTTGGAGAATGTAGAGGTCCCATAAGTTTCTGCGACTTATGAGTATTTAGATTCCAAATCTTCCTCTCATCATATTAAAGTTTTGTGAGACTTCTGCTGCTGATAGTGCTCTGTTGTATATTGAGACTTGTGCTATGTTTGCTGAAAGTGCTGCTGCCCAAGAAGCACCAATAATGTTTATCGGATTATTATTCCCAGAAGTAGAGTTAGCAACATTACTATCCAACGCACCATCAACATACATATCCATAGTATAATTACTATAATTCACCCAAGATAAAAAATGCCAAACATTATCATTTATTGTTTTTCCTACACCTAATTTTTGTGCCCAAGCAGCATTTTGGTACGTCCAATAAACTATTTTTCCATTATTTACTCCCATCATACTATAAACTGGACCACCGGAAGAATTGCTTAATACCGATCCATAACCTAAAGAATTTACCGTTGTAGTAGTTTTAACCCAAGCAGTACAAGTCCAGGGTAGATTGCCATTACCTAAAGATATTGTTGGAATTGTAACCCTATCATCACTCCCATCAAAACTCAAAGACCCACCATTATCACCACTTTCTTTCACACCATTTATAAGTTCTCCATTATTTCCTCTTCCAATCAAATCTGCCCAACCACCACCTGTTGCTACTGTAGTTCCTCTGGTGGTTGGAGTAAATCTAACAGAATTTGAGGTATTGTGTACCATCATTTCGGTTACTAAAAATTTAATGTCAGCAGAAAGTATTCCTATTCCAACACATTGACCAAAAGGATAAGAACCAGAAACATCAGTATCAAGTAAATACCACCCATCCTTAATGTTCACGTCTTTTGGGACAAGATACTCATTAAATGTAGTATATGTACCCCCACCATTTCCACCACCATTATGAACTCCCAGAGTCGCAATCGTTCCTTTTATCATTCTCACTTTTGCCGTTAACCTTCTAGTACTTCCATAGGTTGCATTCAAAGATGCAGAAATGCAGTCTCTAAAACTTTCATACCCACCAGGTATTGTTCCAGCAGAAACTGTAACTTCAAAAATAGTATTTCCATTCCAAGTACCATAACTATGAGAAGTTGTGTAAGTTCCTGTGGCAGTACCACCCATAGGCATATGCCAAATAGAGGAGTTAGCACTACCTCCATTTGAAATATAATACATATTGTCTATAGACTGACCTCTAAAACTATTAAAGTCTGCTGCGTCAAGTGCTAAGACTAAACCAGTTTCTGCAATATCTGGACCTGCGAATGCACCCATCTTTTTATTTTTATTTAGATTCCAAAACGACCACGGAGTGCATTGAAGTTTTGTGAGATTTCTGCTGCTGATAGTGCTCTGTTATACACAGAAGCACAGGAACAATAACAACTTGTAACTTCTCCACCGTTATCTCCCAATATCCACAAATCTCCAGTTCCACTTGTTAATGCTGATGTATAATTTCCACTACCTATAGAAACTCCATTTACATATCCAATAGCAGTTGTTCCGGATAAAGTATAAGTTAAATTATACCAAGTATTGATTTGTAAATTTGCAGTTAAATTTACATCTGGGTAAATATAAACTGTGTTTGTAGAAGTTCCAAATAAAATTCTTTCCCCTCCATCATCAAACCAAGTTTGCCATCCAATAGAGAATGATTTTGATTTCAACCAAATATTATATGTTCTTTGAGTTCCAGGTCTAACAAAATTGGATACAGTAAATCCTTGATTATTAGTATCATTTGTTTCAAATGCTCTTTGCCCATCAATTAAAACCCAATTAGATGAGGTTAAATTTCTCATGGATGCGGTATATCCATTACCACTCAAATCAGTCCAAGTGGTTCCAGAACCAGGATATGAGTTTCTGTCTGCTGCGTCAAGTGCTAATACGAGTCCCTGTGTGACTACTGATGGTCCGTGAGAAAGAGACATTAGATTCCAAACC